AACAGAGTAACAGCACATAGGAAAGTCAGATAGAGCTATGATTTCATTACAGTTACCAAGCAAGGTGCCAATCGATGTGTTTCCTCCAACTCCTTTGTAGTAATCAGGCATAAGGCCTATATCGCAGCTAAGAGACGGGGCACCAAACATTACCAGTTGGCAGTTGTTTGTGCTGAAATATTCATAGCCAAGCTCTAACGTGCTACCGCAAAGGTTCGTGATATACAAAAAGTTGTATGGCTGAGTGAAAAGCTTTTTGTTTTTAGGGACGTAACCGTCAATGTCGGAGTAGTTCTTAGAGTAAGTTATTGTCGTAGTCATAGGTGTTTTACCCGATGTGCTGATAAATGTTTTATAAACATTTGGGCACATGATAACACCTACAATACAGCCCGGTGCTTTACCCGCAGTTGTACAGTCTACAATAAAGGTATTTGCAGCGTCCGCAGTATCAAACCAAAACGGTTTGGCAGCAGAGTACAAATTTCCATAAAACCCACCTGTGACATCCTCAGACGTTGTAGGGTCATACGTTGAATAAACAACAATGCCATAGGCATTTAATTTATTCGTAGGGAGAAAGTCCCTAAACACATACTCGCCACGTTCCAATCTGTCATCAATAAGATTATCCCCCGGAACATCCGTACTACTATGCTCCCTCTCCACAAACACCGGGTCAAGACTATAATCAAACATCCACGTCTGCATTATATCAATCTCATACCGGATTAGCGTAGTAGCCTCATTCACATACTCCACATCAGTGACAAACGCATAGAACCATCTGTCATGCGTCATTGTCTCACTGTTGTAGTTTCGGAACATCATGTAGTTGCAGTTCAGCACATTGCCAACATTCGTAGCAATCTTGATATACCCCCTACCATGTCTCTGGTAGCTTTGATTTACGAATGTCAAGTCTCCGGTTGTAAATCCGAGAAACGCATTGGCCTGTTGCTCTTTAGAACTGAAAAGCACCGTATGCTGATAAGACGGGTCAAGCGGGACATTCTTCATCAGATATACAGTGCTGTTAGGTTCAACATACATATTCAATTCCTCCTTTCTTCAAGATAGAGGGGAGAGATTTCTCCCTCCCCTCATAGGGAGTTCCTTACGCAGCGGTGATAGTAATCACGCACTCGTCAGACTTCGTGCTGTCAAACACGGAAGTACACTTGATGGTGCAGCTACCACCAGCAGCCTTAGCGTCAATCTTGACGTTACCGGCCTTGTCAACCGTAACAGTAGACGCATAGGACGGAGTAGCCACAGTCCAGTTGACCTCCTGAGAGGCGAAACCAGTGGTCACAACGTCAGCAGACAGGCTCACACTCTGACCAGCCTTGGCGCTAACGGCATCAGGGGACACGGTGACAGAGGTCACGCCGGGAGTGGCAGGCACATACACCACAGCGTTCTCAAAGGGAGAGCTGGAGAAAATCTTCCACACATGGTAGAAGTAGTTCCAGTACAGACCCTGACCGTTGTAGTTCTCAGTGAACTGCATCAGGTTGTCGTACACCATGAACCAATCACGGCCCACAGAGACAGCGGGAATAGCGTTCAGCGCCTCCATCTCGGTAGAACTAATCTCGGTGTAGGTGGGGTCATCTGCGAACAGAACATTCAGACGGGCAACGTCCAGAGAACCGAAGCTATCAATGGTAACAACGTGACCCATGAAGTCAGCCTTATCCATGTTGAACGCAGCAGCCAGAGTGTTCACATCAATGACAGCCTTTGCCTTGGCAGACATGATGAGGAACTGGTCATTGTAATCCGTGTGCTGGAACACACCAGCGGGGTTGTACTCGGTGCTGGGGAACACCATCATGTTGGAAGTCTCCTTGATGGTGGTGGTCACAGCGTTGGAGTTCGCAGGGGTGAGAGCGTCCACGGTAACAGGATGGAACTGACCAGCCAGAATTTTCTTCGCCAGCAGATACTTCATGGTGATGAACTCATCATAGTTGGCGGCGGTGTACATCTGGTCAACGATACCAGCAATCAGCTGAGAGATACCATCAGCGGACAGGAAAGCCTGACGCAGCTGCTCCTGCTGAATGGTGGCCTTGTAGAACTTCTGGTAGTTCATGACGTGGAAAGCGGAACGCACGTCCGGGATTTCACGCTTGTAGACCTCACTCTCAGCAACCTCAGGGTCATACTGGAAAGGCTTGGCGATATTGACGAAGATTTCCTCAATCGTCTCGCCGTATTCCAGCATACCCTTTTTGAACATCTCCCAGGGGTTGGAGTACATCTTACTGGTCAGAATGACACGACCAATGCGGTTCACCAGCGCAGACAGAAATTCGTTCTGGAGCTGGGGCATATCCATGATGATAGCACCAATCTCACGAATGTTGTCGGGGTCGCTGGTGGCGATGGGCACATAGTTCTGATAGTTCACAGTAGCGCTATTGCGAATAGCGTTCAGCACATCGATAGAACTATTGGTCAGGGTTTTAATCTTAGGCTTGGTAGGCATATCTATATGTCTCCTTTCTTAGTTTTCGGTGAACAAGTCGTTCACCTGAATAGTAGTAGCTCTGTCGGGTTCGACAGGCTCGGGGTCTTTCACTTCGGGCGGCAGCTTATCTTCATCGATACCAGAAAAGAAACGGTCACGATAGCGCTGTCTCCAGCTCTTATCCAAATCGTCCTTTTCCGCTTTCGCGTCATTGAGCTGCTGCTCAAGTTCACTGATACGCTGAGAGTTGCTGTCAGTTGCGAAGCCATCAAATGTGTCGGTCATGTCCTCAACGAACTGCATAGCAATGTCAGAGGTGTCATCACCGATACGCGCCTTGATAGCTTCGAGAAACTGCTCACGATTTAGCTTTGCCATAATGTTACACTCCTTTAATATAGACGGCGCATAATACGCCTACGCTTATTACCGCACATCATCCATACAGGTAAGCCCTTACGCTTTTCGGTTGGCGTAGGCGGTTCAGGGCCGGGGCCGGGTGGTTCTTCGCCCGTGAAGTAAGTATACCACTTGTTGGCTGCTGCTGCTCTCAGCGGTGCTTGCCCGTTCGGGTCTGCGGGATGTTCGTAGTACCAGCACCAATACTTGGCAAGTGTACCGGGGTCTAAATCTGAGTTGCAAAATTCAGCGAATGACATAGGCGGGTCTTTCGGTGTCACGCTTGGGTTCCTGAACCAGACTGCTGTAGGCTCATTCTGTAATTGCCACAGAATGAACTCAAGCTGTAACGCACCCTTATCCTGCCAACCGCTATTGAAGTCAGCGGATATGCCGAGGGTATTCAGCCAGCCTGTAAGCTTCGTGTACGGTGTCCATCCCGCCAAACCGCAACCGGGATAGTAACCATGCTCTTGTTTGAAAGCTTCGGGGTCAGTAGCAAGGCTTTCCACGATACCCGGATTGATGGTGCTCTCATACTCAAAGTTTGCTATTATGGCACAAGCTGCATTGACAGAGAATGTTGCTGCCTGTATGCCTCTCATCCATTCATAACAAAGGTTGGCGTTATTCTGCTGCTCAGATACAGACAGGTATCTATTGCCATAGATAAAGCTGCTGGGCATTTACTTATACCTCCGATGTCCCGTCCAGTTTTGCGATGAGTTTATTCATCACGATTGTGTTGTCAGTCAGGGCCTGCTGAATTCCCTTCATTTCTTCGTGGTGACTTTCGGTAAGACGCTCAACAGTTTCGGTGAACTGCTTGGTCATCTTGTCAGTTTCTTCGGACTGACGCTGCCACATCTTGTAAACGAAAAAACCGAGGGCGATACACGCCGCAAGGGGGAACCCAAGCTGAGAAATGAGATTGCTCCAAACTTCCATTTGCCGTTACCTCCTTTCCCCTAACTTTTACACTTAGATTGTACCATATTGCTTGACAAAAGTCAAGTTTTATGTTACAATAAAGGAAAGAAATTTTAGTGAGGTGAACTCAAATGGGCCAGTATTATGATGGAACGAAATTGCTTTCCATGCTTGACATTAACGGCAAGCGCCCTGAAATTTATATGACCACTACGAACCGAACTGGTGGTAAAACTACTTACTTCGGTAGATTGCTTGTGAACCGTTTTAAGAAAACAGGGGCGAAGTTCTGTCTCCTGTATCGGTTCAACTATGAACTTGATGAGGTGGCTGACAAGTTCTTCAAAGACATTGGTGGCCTGTTCTTCCCTGACGATGAAATGACAGAGAAAACCAGACAAAAGGGAAAGTACAAAGAGCTGTTCCTGAATGACATTTCCTGCGGTTATGCCATCGCTATAAATGACGCTGACAGTATCAAGAAATTATCCCACCTATTCAGTGATACAACTGCAATGTTCTTTGATGAGTTCCAGAGTGAGACAAATAAGTATGCACCTGACGAACTCAAAAAGTTGATTTCTATTCACACCTCCCTTGCGCGTGGACAGAATAAGCAAGTACGTTATCTTCCTGTGTATATGTGCGCTAACCCTGTGTCTCTCATTAACCCGTACTATGTAGAGA